ACAAGTATCAACAGGTTGGCCACAAATGGATCGGCTGCTGTATGGTGGATTCAGTCGTGGAGAACTCAACATCTTTGCAGGTGGATCAGGATCAGGCAAGAGTCTTGTGATGATGAACATTGCCTTGAACTGGTTGCAGCAGGGCATGAGTGGTGTGTACATCACACTGGAACTATCAGAAGAACTCACAAGTTTGAGAACAGACGCCATGCTCACCAACATGAGCACCAAAGACATACGCCGTGACATTGATTCAACAGAACTCAAGGTCAAGATGGTGGCAAAGAAATCTGGACAGTATCGTGTGAAAGGTTTGCCAGCACAGAGCAATGTGAATGATATCCGTGCATACCTGAAAGAAGTACAGATCCAAACTGGCATTAAAGTGGACTTTGTGATGGTGGATTATCTTGACTTGGTGATGCCAGTTAGTGCCAAGGTCAGCCCCAATGACTTGTTTGTGAAAGACAAGTATGTATCGGAAGAACTGCGCAACTTGGCCAAAGAACTGGGAGTATTGTTGGTAACAGCCAGTCAGTTGAACAGGTCAGCCGTGGAAGAAATGGAATTTGATCACAGCCACATTTCAGGTGGTATCAGCAAAATCAACACAGCAGACAATGTGTTTGGTATCTTTACCAGTCGCTCCATGAAAGAGCGTGGCAAGTATCAGATACAGTGTATGAAATCTCGAAGCTCGACCGGCGTTGGTCAAAAAATTGATCTGGAGTACAACATTGAAACCATGCGCATTACTGATGAAGGCGGGGACGAAAACGGCCACAACAAACCACAAAGTTCAATCATGGATTCAATCAAGGCCCGCAGTCAAGTCGCGCCTGCTGACAGCGGTGGCAGTTCGCAGCCCTGGGAAAAGCCCAGACCGCGAGATGGTCATGATCCCTTGAGCGGTCGAGTCACAGCAGATGTACAAAGCAACAAACTCAAGCAGTTGCTGGGGCAGATCAAAGCGTCATAATGATATATCTGGATTTTTTTTCAGGCAGTCATGGGCACTTTTTAGAGTATGTAATTAATACCTGGATATTCAAAGGCCCACGTGTGCCCAATATTTTTACCAAGCACGGTTCTTGCCATCTAATTCGTAAAGATACCGCATACATGGCACACAGAATAGTAGAAGCTGCACATTATACTGAGTTTAATATATCACAAAATACACCAACCAAGTTGATTAGAATCAACGTCAACAACGATTGGGCCAACTGGATATATCAAATCAATGTCATGAGCCGAGCTGGAGACATACCTTTAGAAAAAAAAATAAAATCAACCCCAGAATCAGTAAGACATAGTCCTAGCAAATTTAGAAATGAATGGTACGCTAAATTTAATTCAACCGTTGACGGATATCAGCAGCCAGATAATTGGCGCTGGCCCGAAACAGCAGTTTTTGAGTTTGGTATGGAAAGTTTGTTTGATCTGGTAGAGTTTTATAATAAACTGTATCGCCTGGCTGAGTTTTTAGAAATAACATTTGTACCCGATCAAGAACTAAGTGATTTATTGGAAGAATTTTTAACTAGAAATCAAGGATGGCAATATTACAAAGAATCTAAACACCTGGTACATGCTGTGATTGCAGGAAACAACATTGAAGTTGTCAGTAATGAAATATCACAGGCATTGATCAATAGTTTGTTGTCAAAATCTGTTGGAATATTTGACGGAGAATTGTTTGATAATGACAGTTATCCCACAACCACTTGTGAGATATGGAACACAGTGGACCAACATTTAAAAACTTTTGATCAGAGATTTTGATATGAAGAAAATCTGTTGTTTTGGTGACGGATTTGCAACCGGACATATATGGCCCGAGTGGCCTCAAATTTTACAAACTCTGGTTCCTGAACATCAAGTGATCAACACAGCAGGAATTGGAGCAGGTCCTGAATTTTTAGTTTCAGGGTTTGTGGATCTATTAGATCTGATGCATGACAGCATAGCAATTTTTCAGTGGCCGGGCACAGCTAGATTTGACAAACTAGTGCAAGATGATTCCTGGCAAAATATTATTGCCAACGATCCAACATATCATTTTAACGTCAATGTTGATGCACAAGGTCGCAACTGGTGGTTGAGTAGCGCCAGTACAGTGCAGGAGGTCCAGGACTATCACAAACTCTATGTACAGCAAAGCCAGCACAATCGCAGACAACAAATGTATCAGACCCTAGTGTCGCACACGGCCGCCAATTTAAATTGTCAAATAGTGCATACCAGCACACAGTCAGCAGACACGTTTAGCCGGCACAATCGATTTAGATCAACTCGCCAGACACAAGTACAACCGTCTCCGATTGTGCATTTCTACTGGTTAATTGAACAAATTATTCCGCAAATTGCTATCACTGTTGATCAAAATTTACAAAAAGAATTGGAATTGTTGATTAATCAAACACCGTGGATTCCATATGACCCTGATCGAGAATCAATATGGTCTGAAATAAATGCCAAACTCACGCAGTTAGGCAGCAACAGATTTGATCACAACAAAGTTCAACACAATGGCTTCACCGAGTGACCCTGCATTTCTGTTGCCCACACTGATTCTGCATGAACCAGCAGCAGTGGCATCACATTGAATGCTATAAGCACCTGCTGTGGCACCCGACGCAATGCTGACCAAGACCACATCTGTGGCTGCAATAGTACTGTTGGTCAGTGTGAAACTGACTTCCGCAGCCGCCGCCAATGCAGCATTGTTCATGGTAATTTGTCCGCAACGTTTGTTTAGAGTGACACCTGTTGATTTGTCTGTGGCCTGCGTTACTGTACCACCGGTGCCTGTACTGTATCCCACAGCTGATTCCACGCTGCCCAGGAGTGGTCGATTCAGATCAAATATGGTAATTGTGGTGCCTGAATCTGTTGTTGAAAATCCAAACTCGTATGTGCCAGTGGCAGCAAAGGTAATCACATTGGCAGCATATCCTTGCACACCTGTGGTGCCTAGACTTACTGCCACTGGCAGTGTTAGTGTGTATGCTGTGTTGGTAATGGAGATTCTCAGTCTGATTATTCCGGCTGCACCAGAGGCAGGAAAGTTTGTGAAATCCAAGCTGATGCTTCCTGTGGTGCTGATAGCTTGATAATGACCGGCACTGTAGTCCACTGTGATAGTGCCGCTGGTGGCAGTGAGTTGAACTGCTACAGCACTAAAGTCTCTAATGGCAGCAGCATAGATCAAGTTGTCCGCCATGTTGTTGTCCAGACCAGTACCTGTCAGGGCGCTCTTGAAAATACCTTTAGTTTCAAGATCAGTTATCTCAGTTGCTGCTGTGGCAAAGTTGGTTTTGATATTGGTAAAGTTGTCTCTAAAGCCCTGAGTATTGTTGGGCTGGCCAGCAACTGGAAAGTTGCCGTCTATGTTGTTGGGGTTTATGCTGCTGCTCATGTGTATTCCTTGTTGCAGATATTTATTGTCTAGTAGAAATCGCTAAATAATCCAAAGGCCCGTGAACATGCAAAAAAAGACCCGAAGTATACTGGAAGAACTGGACACGTTGTACGTACAACGTGATCGCCGGTTGATCATTGAAACTCGAGCCGACAGCATTATTGCCAGTGCCATACGACTAATTGAGCAAATAGAAACAGAATTTGGTGCTGACCAAGCCGACAATCTCACAAGAAAATTACTCAATGCTATAAGAACAAAAGATGCTGGAAAGTTTTCCAGATCAGTTAGGAAAACACATGCAGATTCATGAATTAACTCGCGGTAGACCAGTGCAAGAGGCAAGCCTTGCTGGCTTTGCAAAGGGCATCAGTAACAGCCAACTTGCCAGCCAATTAATCACAAAAGCAACTGGCATGCCCGATACCAGACCAGCAGCAACTGCCAGCGGCAACCGTGCCACTACCGCAGGTCAATACTCACAACAACAAGCACAACCATTTGCCATGCAAATACAAAAGGCCTGGGCGCAAATGGTGCAGGCCCAACTACAGGCCTCTGGTGCAGCGAATCTAGCACAAATTGATCCAGCTGACAATGAAAAATTAAAAACTCAATTAACAACAATGATCAACAAAATGATCACCGCCAACTCCTACGGTAATGCAACATATGATACTCTAGCAGCCAACGTTGCTGCCGACAATCCGGAAGCACAGGAAAAGGCCAACATAGTGTCTGATACCATAACCAAGGCCGTAAATGATATTTGGACAGCAACATCAACTCCTACGTCTGCAAACAATGCCGCAGCAACAGCCAAGATGTTTTTGACTCTGTCACAAAATGGAATATTGCCAGCACAGCAGCTTTTGAAATTTAGTCCCCGATCTGGCGCATCATCAAACAATGCAACTGCTGCTGCCACTTCCGCACCACTAACCCCCGGAGCAAAAAATTTAGCAGACGCTCTAAAAATTGACATGGATTCTTTGCCAGCAGCACGAGCACAAGCACAAGCCAATCCTGATGAGGCTGTGAAACAATTTAGAGAATTGATGGATCTCAAATGAAATCATGGTCACAATTAAACGAAGGCGGCAATGTATTCAAAGACGCTCAAGGTCAACCGCTGACACAACGTATCAATCAAGCTGACATCCCGGCCACCATTGCCTGGGTGGAACAAGTTACAGGTATCAAGTTCCCTGAAGATCGTTGGTTGGGCAGCACTGGCCGCAAGCCCACATCCGGAGACCTAGACCTGGCTGTGGACCTTGGAGAAACAACCAAAGAACAGGTGGCAGCAGTACTGACACAATGGGCCGTCGGTCAAGGACTTGATCCACGTGACTGGGTGCGTAAATCGGGCGAAGTGCATCTCAAAACTCCCATCAGCGGCAATGCTCAAAAAGGATTTGTGCAGACTGACTTCATGTTCTTTCCTGATCTTGACTGGGGTACATTCTATTATGGTGGATCAGAAGGGTCGGCCTTCAAGGGAATGAATCGCAATGTACTAATGAGTTCAATTGCCAAACAAGCCGGCCTCAAGGTGGGCGCAAATGGCATGATCAGCAGAACCACCAATCAACTGGTGCAGGGTGGGCAGGATCCAGACTATGTGGCACAAGTGTTACTAGGACCCACTGCTACTAGTAGCAATCTCAAAAATGTAGAATCAATTTATGCTGCTCTAGCAACTGATCCCAAACGTGATGCCAAGCTCACAGACTTCCGTGAATATCTAGCCCGTGAAGGCCTACAAGAACCAACGTCAGTGGCCGAAAGTGACACAAACTTTCTGGCACGGCTGCGTGATCGTATTGTGAATCGTGGCTATGTGGCTCTTGTGGAAGCAGAAGAAGCTGGAGTTGGCGGCCGAGCCAAGGGCATTGAGCACCTGGAAGATCTAGTGTTCCGCCGTGCTACTCAAGGCATTGTGGATGCGCTGGAAATTGTAAAACAGGCCACAGAGTCTCCCAAAACGATCACTGCCAAGTGGGACGGCAAACCTGCTGTGATATTTGGTCGCAAGCCTGCCACAGGTGAGTTTGTGTTGACAGATGGCTCGGGCTTTGAAGCCAAGGGCTATGATGGTCTTGCTACCAGCCCCAGAATGATGGCTGATATACAACGCACACGACCCGGAGACAGAACAGAATTGATCAACTTGTATGCACAGCTATTCCCTGTGCTGGAAGCTGCGCTACCTGCCAACTTCCGTGGCTATGTCAAAGGTGACCTGTTGTACATGTCAACTCCTCCTGAAATTGCAGGCAACTATGTGTTTCGCCCCAACACAGTTGAGTACAAGATTCCTGCTCGAAGTGCGCTGGGACAACGCATTGGTGCTAGCACAATTGGCATTGCCATACATTCCATGTATGGTGATGTGGGTGATGCACGTCAGCCACTCAAGGGT